CCCCGTGTAACCGGCCTTGCCCTTACCTTTACCTTTCTTATTACTACCACCAAACGCATGTGGTGTACTATATTCACCACCTACACTTGCAGTAGAATTGGCCTCGTCTAATTCTTGTCTAACTAACTCACGAACAAGTTTACGAATTAAATCTTCTTTAACCTGTGACATTGTGTAGTTCCTTGATGAGTTCATAATACCTCATTAATGCCACAACCTGTTTGTCTTTCACAATTTTACCTTTTGATAAAGAATCTGTTTGTTTAATTGCCTCTGTCAATTTTATTTTTGTTACGTCATCAGTAACTCGTGGTAAAATTTTATTAAGAATCTGTTTTATTTTCACTACTTCAGTGTTTATAAACTCTCTTAATGAATTAGTATTAGAAATATTATTAACATATTCTTTCAATAAATTTCGTTGCATAGAATTAAGACTCTTATATTTACCATTAAAATTATCCACCATCAATGAATAAGAAAGTAATCGTAAATCTTTATCTTCTTTTTTGAATTCAGAAATTACTTGACTATCTGTATTCTTAGGTTTTGTTTTATTGCGAGTAATATGTTCTATAATAGAAAAAGTACTTTCTACTTCTTCTGCTGGATCAAATACAGGTATAGTTTCCGCTAAAAAAGTCTTATAAATAGAAGCATATACTTTATAATTAGGAATTCGTGCTCTAAAAAAATCTTCAACTTTGTAATTTTTTTTAATCTCTTTAATAAGATTATATTTTTCACTACGAAGTTTCTTATTTTGTAATTTTTCTCTCGCCCTAATTACGGCATCGACCAATTTTTCTGCCTTATGAGACGAATTATAATTTTCTTTTAATAAAACCTGATATAATTGATTTTCTTTACCGAGTTCTGTTTTCTCATTAAAGAATTTTTTCAACATCTCAACAGATTTACTTTTATCTTCACTATTCATCACGTCAACAGTGATCTGACGGGATAATAATTCAAAAAGAATTCCCGTATTTTTTATCTTCGAGTGCTTTACACGTTGGGCCATAATTTATGCTCCTAAATAAGTATATTTCTTCATCTATAAATATAAAAACTTCTAATAATTCATCGTTTAAGTATCACTTAAAGATGATGATACTTCGTTTTTATATTCTTCTTCTACATCAATCGTTTCAACCAAGATTTTTTTCTCCTCACGACTTACTTTTCCTAAACTTTTCACTAATGCATCATAATGTGCCAATGCAATTCCATATTTTGGACTTCCACTACTAGCTTTTCTCTTATCGTGGGCTCCAAGTGGATCTCTACCCCTTATACTTGAGTCTTTTCCGTGTTTAGGACCTTCCTTTGGACGACCACTTCCTGGCCAACCGTCATCTGGCATATCCATTTCTAATTCTCTACTTGTTCTTCCCATTCCAGGAGGCATTCCACCAGGAGGTGCTTCTCCACCACCTGCTGCGGCCCCTTGTGTTCCAACTGCTTCTTCACTTTGAACTGGATCGTTTCCTTCCATTTCAATCTGAGACCATCTAAACTTCCGTTTTTGGTCTTTGATAATACCGAGTCTTATCTCTTTCTTATCTTCTTCAGTAAACTTAAAAATATTATCATATATCCATTCTGTATCGGCTATCTTAGCGTCCATTATACTTGAAGCAAGACTTTGTTTATTGTTCCACAATTCTATTCTTTCTTCTTCATATATAGTAGATGGATTCTTTAACGCCAATTCAAAATTAACAAGGTCTGCATCTGTATATCCTTGTGCATATAAATGAACTATTGCAATTTTTGTTAATTCACTGGTTACAATTCTTTGAAGTCTTTCAATAGTTCTAGCAAACCTAACATCTTCTGCAGCTAATGTTGCTTTACTACCAACATTTTCTTCATATCCAAGAAACGCCTTTGGAATTTTTAATGCTGCCAAAAGTTTATTTTTAAGATATTCAATATCTTCTACGGCTTCATATGTTAATCCTGCAAGACTATCAATTGAAGTTCCACTATCTCCACCACGAACTGGTAAGAAAAAGTCCTCAGTAAGATTTTGAATATTATATTTTAAATTATAATCACCAGTATTTTCATCAATTACTGGTGCCTTTTTCATCTTATTAATAATCTTCTGCATAAAGTTTTCAACTTCTGTTGGTGGAATATTACCAATATCAATTTTGAAAACCCTCTTGTCAGGTGCTCTCATAATTCTATGAATTAACATAGCATCTTCCATAAGAGATAACTGTTTCCAAATCTTACGAGCCCCTTCAATCATACCTTTACCATAAGGTATAAAATTTGCATCTGAAAGTAATCTAAAATGTGCTATTTCAAAATTTTCTAATTCCTTCTGTCCATGCATACGACCAGTATGTCTTGTATCACCTTCTTCAACTACAAATTGAACATAATATGGATTTTCTGGATCCTCACCTTCAATACGAGTTACATCATATGCTGAAAGTGGAATTACATTTGTAACACCATACTTTTCTTTAATGTCTAAATAAAGATAAAAATCTCCATACTTACATAGGTTTCGAACCCATGGCCATAAATTGAATTCTATATTCAATACATCATAAAAAAGATTATGTAGAATATCATGAATGTTTTCATTCTCTGAACGAATCTCTAATACTTGTCCATATTCAGATTTCATTGTGGATTCATCTGCATAAATATCAAGTGCTGATGATATAATTGCATCTGCGTCCATTTCTTCATAATCCCGGAATAGAGCCAATCTTTCTGCTTGAAAACTAATTGCCTGTGCGTGTCCATATCCACCCGTTGTTAAATTGGAATGGAGTCTTGACCATCTATCAACAAGACGGTTTCTTTCCATTGCCTGAACTTTATTAGTATCAGCTATTTTTAATGTTTTTCCACCTGCATGTCTTACAATGACATTTGTAGAAAATAATCGTTGTAGTCTGGCTCTTAAACTTGTATTTGCCATAATTTACCTCTTATTTTATTAACCAAGTTAGATCTTCTTTTTCACCACGTACTTCCCAATCCCAACCTTCGGCTGTTTCTTCAGATGGAGTATAAACTGGTTCATAATCTAACATTTTGTTTAGGACTGTTTTTTGTAGAGCAATTCCCTCTGCACTTAATCTAAGTGCAGTATCTCTTACCCACAATCCTATTGCCAAACTCATTGGAAGGTCATCATTGTATCCTTCCATTGCCTGGGCTTTATTGTTGTGCCATATAAACACAAATAATTCGTCAATCAGTCTGTTAGAATGTACTATGACTGATTTTTCTCTAAAATATTCTTCTAATTTTGCTATTACCAATGGTCTTGTTTTCATTGTCATACTGAAACCAGGAATCATTTGTCTATCTTTATGTCTGTATCTGTTTGTTACTTGTCTTGCTACATCTACAAACTGTAAATCTTTTGACGTATAAAATAGGTTATCATACTCTCTATCAATAACTTGTTGAATTGACGCCCAACCAATAGATGAGTTTTCAATGACAAGTAATGCATTGTTATATTCCATAGCAGTGTTCATACATAAATTACCAAAATCTTTAGTAGGTATTTTTCCCTTATATTCTGCTACTTGTTCCATACTCTCTATTTCTAATACATGAAATGCTGAAAAGTCGGCTCCATCACCACGAGCAACGTCAGCAGCAACAACATAATTCTTAGTATAATTAGGTTGTCTCCAAACCCACAAATTACTATCCATTCCTCTCTTTTCAACTGGATCTTCAATTTGTTTATTTCTATATTCTTCCAAAATAACACCATCAATTACAGTTTGACCAGAAGTGATAAAGTCACAATCGTATTCTTGAGCTGCCATTGAAGGTCCCAAGAGTTTTTCTTGTCCTTCTCTCCATTCTTCATCTCTATCTGGATGTAAAGACCAATGTAGTCTTACAAAATTCCACTCACTTTTCCCTTCTTCTGCATCAACCCAAACTTTATGAAACCAATTTCCCACACCATTTGGTGTAGATAGTGCAATACATTGACCACCAGTTGCAAGAGTACTTTGTGCAGCAGTCCATATTATATCTATTTTCTCAATGAACGCGGCCTCGTCAAGTATCAATAATGACAGTGCTTCTGAACGACCTGCATCTTCAGTAGATGATATTGCCTTTACTTGTGAACCATTACTGTATCTTAATGACAATTTGTTATCCTCAACACAATTTGACTTTACCCAATTCGGTAAGTTTGCGTGCATCACACGAATCTTAGTAACCAAGTTTTTAGCGGTATCTTGTTTAGTTGCAATAACCAATATGTTCTTATCACTCTGGAAGGTCATCATCCACAGCGCGTATCCCGCAGTAAGTGTTGATATTCCTAACTGACGGGCCTTTAAAATAACATTATAATTGTGGTTATTAAAATCATATATCATTTTCTCCTGAAAATCATACAAAGAAAATGGAATCTTACCTTGTATTGGGTGTTGGATAACAGCATAC